TCAGAATAGCGAATACGCTAGATGAGATATTGAGGTTAGTTAAAAAAGATATGGAAGATAGTAAAGCTCGTATTACTGAACAATGGGACAAAGAGCTTGATAAAAAAGAAGTAGTTAAGAGTGATGAAAACTTTAACTATAGTCAATTAGAACTACCATTTCCAGAGGTTGAATAATGGGTGTTGCTGTTGATTTAAAAAAGCAAGAGTTTATTGGACAGGGCTTCTCTAAAAAAGAAGCCTTGACCAAGGCACACGAGTGGTGCCGACAAACGAACACTTGTCGTGGGTGTAGTCAAGCCGTGAAGCCTGGTGAGTGGTCTAAATCTTTTAAAGGTGAAGGCTACTGTATAGGTTGCATGGGCTAGTCAATATGTCATAACGTCGCACCACTAGATATTGTGGTGCGACAAAGTGTCGCAGGACAGAGAAGAGCATGTGGGCGGGTCCCACCCAGAGCGCTTCGCGCTTTGATAGAGGTACCAGACCAATCTAGGAATTTGTTTTTTTAAAAGAGGGGGGAGGGAGGTAAAACAAATATAGGGATCCTAAACATACACTATAGTCTTGGATTTAGATAGAGAATGGTGTACAATACTTTTTCATCTGGACAAATTCAAATATACCTTTTTTCAAATAGGGGGGAGGGGTAAAAAAATTGTTTAGGTACCATAATTAATATTATGCTTAGTTTAGAAAAAATAAATCAAATAGCTGATCCGAAAGTTAGAAGACAATTAAAATTAGATATATTAACTAAAATAAAAAAATCTACACAACAAAAATATAGAACTGATTTTTTATCTTTTGTAAAATACACTTGGCCTGAATTTGTTGAAGGTAATCATCATACAAAAATAGCTGATGCATTTAATAGAATTAGAACTGGTGAATGTAAAAGATTAATTATTAATATGCCACCAAGGCATACTAAATCTGAATTTGCATCTTATTTTTTACCAGCTTGGATGATTGGTAACAGACCAAATTTAAAAATTATTCAAGCAACTCACACAGCAGAACTTGCAATTCGTTTTGGTAGAAAAGCTAAAACATTAATTGACTCAGAAGAATACCAAGATTTATTTACAACAAGATTAAGAGAAGATTCAAAAGCAGCTGGACGTTGGGAAACAAATGGTGGTGGAGAATATTTTGCAGTTGGTGTATCAGGTGCTGTAACAGGTCGTGGTGCTGACTTATTAATTATTGACGATCCACATTCAGAGCAAGATGTTAATTCTCAAACTGCATTTGATAATGCATATGAATGGTATACATCAGGACCTAGACAACGTATGCAACCTGGTGGAGCAATTGTAATTGTTATGACTAGATGGTCTACAAAAGATTTAACAGCACAACTTGTTAATGCTGGAGCTAAAGAAGCAAAAGCAGATCAATGGGAAGTTATAGAATTTCCTGCAATCCTTCCAAATGGAAAACCTGTATGGCCAGAATATTGGAAGTTAGAAGAATTAGAAAAAGTAAAAGCTTCTGCTGGTATTGCAAAATGGAATGCACAGTATATGCAAAACCCAACTGCAGAAGAAGGTGCATTATTAAAAAGAGAATGGTGGCAAGATTGGGATAAAGATTATTTACCGCCACTACAACATGTTATTCAAAGTTATGATACGGCGTTCATGAAAAAAGAAACTGCTGACTTTAGTGCAATTACAACTTGGGGAATCTTTCAAGAGAATGAAGGAGATCCACAACAAATAATTTTACTTGATGCATTAAAAGAAAGATTAGAGTTTCCTGAACTTAGAAGAATTGCAAAAGAACAGTATGATTACTGGCAACCTGAAACTGTTTTAGTTGAAGCTAAAGCTTCTGGTCTTCCATTAACTTATGAACTTAGACAAATGGGAATTCCAGTTGTAAATTTTTCTCCATCAAAAGGAAATGATAAACATTCTAGAGTTAATGCAGTTGCACCAATGTTTGAGTCTGGAATGATTTGGGCTCCTAAAGATAGAGAGTTTGCTCAAGAAGTCATTGAAGAGTGCGCTTCATTTCCATATGGAGATCATGATGACTTAGTAGATAGTACAACACAAGCATTAATGAGATTTAGACAAGGGGGCTTGATTATTCATCCAGAAGACTATAAAGATAATGACTTACCCAGAAAAAAACGAACTTATTATTGGTAAATGACATTTGTATTTAAACATCCTAGTAAGTATAGAAGACTTACAACAACTGTGCCGCCTAAATCAGGACCTACACCACAAGGCTTGAATATTGAATATAATACTGTTAAGACTATAAAATCGGAGAAAATAAATGGCAGAAATAGACAAATCACTTCCAAACGAAGTTAGAAAAGAAATTGAAATAGAAGGTCCTGAAGTAGCGGCCGAAGAAAATATAGAAATTCAAGAAGACTTACCTAATGTAGGTGAGACTGAAATTACACCATTAGCAGATGGTGGAGTAGAAATTAATTTTGAACCAGGAGCCTTCAACCAGGCTCAATCAGAAAATCACTATGACAATCTAGCAGAGTTACTACCAGAGGAAATATTGGCGCCTCTTGGTTCAGAATTATTTAATAATTATTCAGACTATAAATCTTCAAGACAAGACTGGGAACAAGCTTATGTTAAAGGTCTTGATCTTTTAGGATTCAAATACGAAGATAGAACCGAACCCTTCCAAGGTGCCGCTGGTGCAACACATCCTGTTCTAGCAGAAGCGGTCACTCAATTCCAAGCGTTGGCTTATAAAGAATTGCTCCCGGCTCAAGGACCTGTAAGAACTCAAATCGTTGGAGCAGTAACTCCTGAAAGAGAAGCTCAAGCTAATCGTGTTAAAGAATTTATGAATTATCAAATCATGGATCAGATGAAAGAGTATGAAGCTGAGTTTGATCAAATGTTATTCTATTTACCTTTAGCAGGATCTTCTTTTAAAAAAGTTTACTATGATGAATTATTAGGACGAGCTGTATCAAAGTTTGTACCTGCAGATGATTTAATCGTTCCGTACACAGCTACCTCATTAGATGATGCGGAATCGATTATGCATCGAATTAGAATTTCTGAAAATGATTTAAGAAAACAACAAGTTAATGGTTTCTATAGAGATATAGAATTAACTCCTGGTTATGCACAACAAGACGACTTGGATAAAAAAGAACACGAATTAGAAGGGACTAGACAAACAGGTCGTAATGAAGATGTCTTCACATTACTTGAATGTCATGTTAATCTAGATCTTGAGGGTTTTGAAGATCGAGGGCCCGAAGGGGAACCAACTGGAATTAAACTTCCTTATATTGTAACGATAGAAACAAACTCTCGAGAAGTATTAAGTATTCGAAGAAACTATGAAATAGGGGATCCTTTAAGACAAAAAATTTCCTATTTTGTACATTTTAAATTTTTACCTGGTTTAGGATTTTATGGATTTGGTTTAATCCATATGATTGGTGGATTATCAAGAACTGCAACATCAGCATTAAGATCATTATTAGATGCTGGAACTTTATCAAACTTACCTGCTGGATTTAAGCAAAGAGGAATCAGAATTAGAGATGATGCACAATCTATACAACCTGGTGAATTCAGGGATGTAGATGCTCCTGGTGGAAACATAAGAGATGCTTTTATGACACTTCCATTCAAAGAGCCAAGTGCAACACTTCTTCAACTTATGGGTGTCGTCGTACAGGCTGGTCAGCGTTTCGCATCTATAGCTGACATGCAAGTAGGTGAGGGAAATCAACAAGCTGCAGTGGGAACGACAGTTGCATTGCTTGAACGTGGTTCAAGAACCATGTCTGCAATTCACAAAAGATTATATGCAGCTCTTAAAAATGAGTTTAGATTATTATCTAGAGTATTTAAATTATATTTACCTGAAGAATATCCTTATGATGTTGTTGGTGGTCAAAGAGTAATTAAACAACAAGACTTTGATGATAAAGTCGATATTGTTCCAGTTGCTGATCCTAATATATTTTCTCAAACACAAAGAATTAGTTTGGCTCAAGCTGAATTACAATTAGCTCAATCTAATCCACAACTACATAATTTATATGCAGCATACAGAAATATGTATGAAGCATTAGGTGTTAAGAATGTAGATTTAATTTTAAAGAAACCACCTCAACCAATGCCTAAAGATCCAGCATTAGAACATATTGATGCATTAAGTGGTATTCCATTCCAAGCATTTAAAGGACAAGATCACAGAGCTCACATCACTGCTCATTTACATTTTATGGCAACTAATATTACAAAAAATAATCCAGTGATTGGTGCATCTTTACAAAAAAATATTTTTGAACATGTTTCTTTAATGGCTTTAGAACAAGTTGAATTAGAATTTGCAAAAGAGATAATGCAATTACAAGCAATGCAACAAAATCCACAAGCAATGCAGAATCCACAAATGCAACAAATGGTTATGCAATTGAATATGCAGATTGAATCTAGAAAAGCAGTATTGATTGCTGAGATGATGGATGAATATATTCAAGAAGAAAAGAAAATTAATGGTGATTTTGGTAATGATCCTATTGCAAAACTAAAATCAAGAGAACTTGACATCAGAGCTGCAGAAAATAATAGACGAAAAGAGCAAGATGAAGAGAGAATTAATCTTGATAAGATGAAAGCAATGATGAATCAATCTAATCAAGATGAAAAATTAGAACAAAATGAAGATTTAGCAGAGTTACGAGCCAGTACTTCGTTGACTAAAACTGTTTTACAACACGAATTAAAAAATAAAGGTGGAATGTAATGAAAAAAAGTCAGAAAAAAGTCGCTAAAGTAATGAGAGAGTTTAAAAAAGGAAAATTACATAGCGGAAAATCAAAAAAAGTGGTAAAAAATCCTAAACAGGCTATTGCAATTGCATTATCTGAAGCTAAACTATCTAAGAAGAGGAAATAACTATGAAAAAAAATAAAAAAGAGATGAAATCTCAAATGGAAGTTGGGGCTCCTGAAGGTGGAAAGGCTATTCCTACACCTAAAGCCGGAGAAAATCCAAAAGTAACTGTTAAAGGTACTAAAACCATTAAAAAACAAAAAGCAACCTGGTATTAAATTATGTTTCCGTGGAGTCTTATAGGCACTGCGCTTAAAACCGGTGCTGAAATTTATAAGAATAAGAAAAAATCTGAAATTATAATGTCAGAGGCACAAATCGTGCATGCTGAAAAGATGAAACGAGGAGAGATCGAGTACAGTGGACAGATTGCTCAAAATCAAAAAGGTGACTGGAAGGACGAATTCATTTTATTAATTCTCTCATCGCCTCTGTTTTTGCTTGCATATTCTGTTTTTGCAGAAGATGAAGAAATAGGTCAGAAACTTGATTTATATTTTGAAAAATTACAAACAATGCCGTGGTGGATAATTTCTTTATGGGTAGCTGTCGTTGGAGCGGTATACGGCATTAAAGCTACTGAATTAAAACACTTAGGAGGAAAAAAATAATATGAAAAAAGTAGATCCAAAGAAAAATCCGGGTTTAGCAAAATTACCTAAAACTGTTAGAAACAAAATGGGTTATATGGCTAAAGGTGGAAGAGTTAAAAAAATGAAAATGAAGAAAAAATAATGGCTAAACTTTGTGCAAAAGGAAAAGCTGCGGCTAAAAGAAAATTTAAAGTGTATCCATCTGCATATGCTAATATGTATGGATCAGCAGTTTGTTCTGGTAAAATAAAACCAGGCGGAAAAAAGAAAAAGAAAAAATAATGGCAGGTGGTTTAAGAAAATGGGTAGCGGAAAAATGGGTGGACATAGGAGCTCCAAAGAAGAATGGGAAATATCAACCGTGCGGGAGATCAAAGGGAAGCAAGAGAGCATATCCAAAATGCGTCCCACTTGCAAAAGCCACACGAATGACAAGTTCGCAAAAGGCGAGTGCTGTCAGACGAAAAAGAGCTGCAGGTAATACTGGACCTAAACCTAAAAACGTTAAAACTTTTACGAGGAAAAAATAATGGCAACACCAGCATGGCAAAGAAAAGAAGGTAAGTCTCCATCAGGAGGATTAAACAGAAAAGGTGTTGCATCTTATAGAGCAGCAAATCCAGGTTCAAAATTAAAAACTGCTGTTACAACTAAACCATCAAAATTAAAAAAAGGATCTAAAGCCGCAAACCGTAGAAAGAGTTTTTGCGCGAGGATGACTGGAATGAAGAAAAGATTAACTTCAGCTAAAACAGCAAGAGATCCAAATTCAAGAATTAATAAGAGTCTTAGAAAATGGAATTGCTAGGTGGAACCCAGTAAAATAAATAAATTAAATAATTTTATAGCAGGTTGGTACATAGACAAAAAAGTCTGTGATGATTTAATTAATTATTTTGAAAAATCCTCAGAAAAAAAACCTGGAGTAATGAGAATAGGTAATGAAGTTAAAGTATTTAAAGATAAAAAAATATCAACAGATCTTCGTATTGATCATGATAACAATGATATTGAAATTAAAAATTACTATAAACAATTAAACAAAGTATTAGAAAAATATAAAAATAAATACATATATTGTGATATAAATCAAAATGAATGGACTATTACAGAATCATGGAATATTCAAAAATACAATCCTAAAGAAGGTTTTTTTAAAGAGCATTGTGAAAGAGCTAATTTACATAAATCATCTAGACATCTTGTATTTATGACATATTTAAATGATGTCACAGATAAAGGAGAAACACATTTTTTATATCAAAAATTAAAAGTAAAACCTGAAAAAGGACTAACATTAATTTGGGGAGCAGACTGGACTTTTACTCATAAAGGTATTACATCTCCAACTCAAATAAAATATATTACTACCGGTTGGTATAGTTATAGGAAATAATGAAAATGATAGATAAATTTATGTACACACTATTTGGTGCTATTGACAAATTTTTTGATACCTTTATACCTAATCAATATGAGAGACTCAAAAACAATAGAATCTTTTCTTCAAAAAAAGAAAAAGAAAGTGGAACTGTTAATATAACAATCAACAAAGGAAAGTAATGGAAGATATAACTATAATAATAACTAAAATACAAAAACTATTGAAGGTATCATATCAAAATATTGGAGACACACTTATAGCGGGTGGGGTTGACAATATGGAGAAATATAAGTATATGCTAGGACAGGCACATGCCTATCAATATATATCACAGGAAATCTCTAACCTGCTAACTAAGAAGGAGCAAAATGAAGTTAAAGGAGAAAACGTCGTCGACCTTAGAGGAAACTCAAAAGGAGATACCAAAGGTTAAACTAGCTTTGGAAGAAAAATACGATCAACAAAATCAAAAAGAATACGAAGAACATAATTCAATAAAAGATAAGGAATCATCTAAACTTCCTCAACCGACCGGTTGGAGATTATTAGTTTTACCTTTTAAAGCTAAACCTAAAACCAAAGGTGGTATTTATTTAGCTGATGAATCTATTGAGCGATCACAAGTTGCATCTACTTGTGGTTTAGTATTGTCCATGGGCCCACATTGTTATGACAAGGAAAAATTTCCTGAAGGTCCTTGGTGCAAGAAGGGGGATTGGATAATCTTTGCAAGATATGCAGGAAGTAGAATTCAAATAGATGGCGGGGAAGTTAGACTTCTAAATGATGATGAAGTATTAGCTACAGTGAAAGACCCCGAAGATATCTTTCACCAATTTTAACATAGGAGGATACTATGCAAGAAGCAGAAAAAACTGTTGACATTGATACGTCAGGTCCAGGAGCCGAGATTGAATTACCGGAAGAAAAAAAACCTGAATCAGAAATAGAGGTATCAAATGACATTGAAAACAATACTGAGTCCAATGACTCAGCTGAGAAATCTGATGAGCAGTCTACTGTTCAAGCAGACACAACCACGGACCAAGGAACAGAAAAAGAAGAACAAAAGAAAGAATTAGAAGATTACTCTGAAGGAGTTAAAAGAAGAATTGCTAAGTTAACTAAAAAAATGCGTGAGGCAGAAAGAAGAGAAGCTGCTGCTTTAGAATACGCAAAAAAAGTTCAAACTGAGCAAGAACTTCTTAAGACTCGTTATTCTAAATTAGATACAGGTTATGTATCTGAAATGGAAAACAGAATTAAATCTTCAATGGAAGCTGCAGTTAGTAAATTAGCGAAAGCTAGAGAAGATGGAGATTTGAAAGCAGAAATAGCTGCTCAAACTGAAATCTCTAAATTAGGTTATGAAGAAGCAAGATTAGCTGAAATCAAATCTAAACAAACAGCTAAACCAAAAGTTGAAGAACAAGTTGTTAGACAACCTCAAATTCAACCACAGGAACAGCCGATTAATCCAGATCCAAAAGCTCAAAATTGGGCTCAAAAGAACACCTGGTTTGGTCAAGACGAGGCCATGACATATACTGCATTTAGTTTACATAAAAAACTAGTTGAAGAAGAAGGTTATGACCCACAAACGGACGAGTATTATTCTGAAATTGATAGAAGAATAAAGCTTGAATTCCCGCATAAATTTGGTAAGGTAGATCAACAAACGACTGCGAGGCCTACACAAGTAGTAGCTTCAGCTTCTAGAAATAGTAAGCCGGGTCGCAAAATTGTGAAACTCACACCATCACAAGTAGCAATCGCTAAAAAATTAGGTGTGCCACTTGAAGAATATGCGAAACAATTAACTATCACGAAGGAGTAAAAAGCATATGAGTAATGAAAACGAAAAAAGAGCTTCTCGTGCGAGTCAGACTAGAGAAAAAGAAACTCGAAAAAAAGTCTGGACTCCACCGTCATCTTTAGATGCACCCCCTGCGCCGGCAGGATTTCGTCACAGATGGGTAAGAGCGGAATCAATGGGCTTCCAAGACACTAAAAACGTCGCTGGAAGATTAAGATCAGGTTACGAATTAGTTCGTGCAGATCAATATCCAGATTCTGATTATCCAGTGATCGAAGACGGCAAACATAAGGGAGTGATCGGAGTTGGTGGCCTTGTGCTGACAAGGGTACCGGAAGAGATCGCAAAATCTAGAGCTGAATACTATGCTAAGCAAGGTATTGAGCAAGATCATGCAGTTGAAAACGATCTAATGAAGGAACAGCACCCAAGTATGCCAATCAATCAAGAGAGGCAGACTCGTGTAACTTTTGGTGGTACAAAGAAAAGTTAATTTTTTAACGATTCCTAACCAACAAGAATACACTTAAACTAACAAATGTCTAAGGAGGACAACTACTATGGCTAACAAAGATAGCGCTTTCGGTTTAAAACCGATTGGAAAAGTTGGACAAAATAGAGATAACCAAGGTTTAAGTGAATATAGTATTGCTGCTAATGACAGTACAACTATCTACTTCCAAGACCCAGTAAAACCTACTGCGGCTGGAACAATTGATAGAGGTGCAGCTGGTGGTAATCTTATAGGTTCATTGAACGGTGTCTTCTATACAGATCCAAACACACAAAAGCCTACATGGGCAAACCACTATTCGCAAGTTAACGCTACGGATATTGTTGCTTTTGTAGCAGATGATCCATATGAAAGATTTGAGATCCAGTCAGATAACTCAGGTGCTTCTGCACAAACTGATGTTTTCTTGAACGCGGATGTAATCTTAGCAGATGGTGATTCAGCAAACTATGTATCTAAAGTTGAACTAGATGACAGTACTTTAAATAATACTTTATCAGCTCAACTTAGAGTAATTGGTGTTTCAAAAGATCCAGACAACAGTGACTTAGCTTCTGCTAATGTTAACTTTGTTGTTATGATTAATGAACACTCGTTAAAATCTGAAACAGGCAACGTATAATAGGAGTATATAAATATGGCTATATCACGATCACAACTAGTTAAAGAACTAGAGCCAGGATTGAATGCACTATTCGGCCTGGAATATAAACAATACGAAAACCAACACGAAGCGATATACACTAAAGAAACTTCAGACAGAGCGTTTGAGGAAGAAGTAATGTTATCGGGTTTTGCTTCAGCACAAGTTAAAGCTGAAGGTTCTGGCGTAACTTTTGACAATGCTCAAGAGACATTTACTGCTAGATACACTCACGAAACTATCGCTTTAGCATTTTCAATCACTGAAGAAGCGATTGAAGATAATTTGTATGATAGATTAGCGTCTAGATATACAAAAGCGTTGGCTAGAAGTATGGCACAAACAAAACAAGTTAAAGCTGTTAATCCTTTAATTCAAGGATTACCAACTACTGACGGTTACGATTCAGGGGACAATGTTTCTTTATTTAACACTGCTCACCCAACAATCGCTGGTACAGTAGCTAACACTTTAGCAACTCAAGCAGACCTTAACGAAACTTCATTGGAGCAGTCTTTAATTGACATCGCTGCAATGACTGACGAAAGAGGTTTAAAAATTGCTGCTAAAGGAATGAAAATGATTATTCCTTCTGAGCTTCAATTTACTGCTGAGAGACTGATGAAGTCTGCTAACAGAGTTGGAACAGCTGACAATGATGTTAACGCAATCAGAAATATGGGAATGATTCCACAAGGTTATGTGGTTAACAATTTCTTAACTGATACAGATGCGTTCTACATCATTACTGATGTGCCAAATGGAATGAAGTACTTTGAAAGAGCACCTATCTCTACTAAGATGGAAGGTGACTTTGACACTGGAAACATGAGATACAAAGCTAGAGAAAGATACTCATTTGGAGTATCTGATTTTAGAGGTATCTTCGGTGTTGAAGGTGCTTAATTCTAAAGCATAATTAATTTAAAAGGGGGCTTTCGAGCCCCCTTTTTTTATGTTAGAAAGACAAACCTATGAAATATAAATATCTTATAAAAATTTTTACAAAACTACTTCAAACTAAATTTGAGATTGAAGTTAATAAAGAAATAAATACCGTTGAAGAGCTACATCCTCATATCATTGACTTTCTAGGAAAATCTGATATAGATTGGGAAAAAAATGATCTACAGTACCATGGTGCTGGAAGTGATTTTTATATAACCTATGAGGAGGTTACAAATGGCTCAGGACAACATGATACTGTTCGCCAAGAAACTGAAACTCGAGTCTAGATGGAATGAGTTGTTTCTTGAAAATAAAGGACAGATAACACCTGAAATGTCTGTTCTAGGTGATGAGATCAAAATAGTAATTAGATCTATCATTAGAACACAAGAGGCAGAGGTCCATAATAATCCGTTAGATGGTGAAATTCATCTGTACGCTGGTTAATTAAGGACTTTACATTGTTGAAAAGGACTCTTTTTCTGTAGGGATTTCTTGCACTATTTAATAATTTACTATATAAATTATCTTACTATACATATATTAGAATACTGACGCGTATAGTCGACGGCCTAGAGACAGTATTCGGAAACTAGGAGGATAATAATA